TAAACCAGCGTTTGAGGGCTGCACCCTTTTTTGTCTTACGAACCGCCATCAGTAAGTATTCGTCTCTTTGCGACGACCCTCTTCAACAGAACCACACCCGTAAGCGATAAAACCACCGTTCTTCAACTTCTTCTTCACAGGGCGCTTGCGCTTCTTAGAAGAGTCTCCCCAGTTTGCGGCCCCCACTTTTCGGCACTTTGCTATTGCTCCGCTTGCGTAGGCGCTTGGAAAAACCTTGTAGCGAGCCTTTACTTTTTTGTAACACGCGTCCTTTGGCATTATTCTTCCTCTCCGGAGGTCGGGATACTTGAAATGGCATTTGTCCACGACTTATCATATTGAGCCTGCCTTACTAAAAAATCTCTCCACATAGGTTTTATCATGTCATAGTTCTGGTCAACCTTATACGCTATTACAGACACGTTAGCGTTCATCTGATACAGTTGAACACCTCCCCAACTCAACAAACCTAGAAGCATTACCGAGATAATCTGATTGAAGTCTATCTTCATCTTAATAACACTTCCACCGTCTACGCGCTGCGCAAATCCGCTTTTTAGGCGTTTTCTTGCAGTTGATATTGTGCATCTCCATTTGGCCCTTTGATCTTGCGCAATACGATTTCTTACGCTTTCCACCACCCGGCTGCGGTGCTTTGAGCTTCGAACCTGTGGCTCGATTGTACTTTGCACGGCCTTTTGCAGTAAGGCCAGCGCCTTTTGAAGCGGGGAGCTTTTCGCCCTTTTTAACAGAGAGTGATACATTCTTCTTTGCCATGACTATTCAACCATCACAGTTATTGTTGTGCTGGCAGGGATAGACGCATACACACCCTTCTTCGCCAAAATACCATCCCCCGGGATATACACCTCGTCCATACCCTGCGATGTTTCATCAACCCTAATCAACACTTTACCTGACGCCTCCGTCGCATTGTCGTAAAGGACGACATGACCAGTGGCTCCAGACTCATAGGTCAGTATAATAGCTTGCAGACGGCAGCGTCGAGTTACCAACGCTGCCGAAGTTTGTGAGTAAAACGTCGTTACCTCACTACCAACCATATTGTCACCTACGACAATATAATTGTTAGTTGGTTTGCCGAACCCGTGAACGCAGACACATAAACACCATTTGAAAAGATGATGCCATCGTCAGGAATGTTCATAACATGATGCCCCGCAGGGAAAGTTTGCGTTAGCAACGTGTCCCCGCTGGCACTTCCGTCTTTTAAAGTAAACGCTCCTGCCGCTGCTGCGTATATAACGACTTGGCGTAATCGAGAACGAGAAGGACCTACGACAGCAGCCGAAGTCCCCTGAACCCAATTATACGCACTAACTGGACCAGCCATGCTTTAATCCTTCTTTTTAGGTGGGCGTCCGCGCTTCTTCTTAACGGGCGCGTCCTCCCACGCTTCATTTACATTCGGAGTAGAAGGATCGTCCGCCTTTAGAGTGCCGTCAGTATTACGCGCTCGTACCCGCTCTTTTTTCAAGGGGTTTCCATCAGGGTCCAACCCACGAGCGGCAAGCTCTTCTGCGCTTGGAGGCTTAAATCTACTCATGTGTCACCTTTACGCTGCTGCGATTGTTCCGCCAGTATCTGAACGCTTCCAGTTTGTACCGTCGGAAAATGCCAAAATTGCAGAACCTGCTGCGCCGTTAGACACAAATACAACTGTCCCCGCCCCTGCGTCAGAAGCAGAAGGTGCGTTTGCCACAGTGTATGTTGGAACTTTGATGTCCCCGATAAAACCGTTTGTTGAGTTTACGGGTCCTGAAAAATTCGTAGTAGCCATGTTTTTCTCCTCTCGTGTCCGAGGTCAACTCTCATGGCTTGCAAGACCATGAAATCTATACCGAGCATTATTGCTCCAGATGTAGAATATCACACCAGACAAAAAAAGAAAGGGGCTACCGAAGTAGCCCCCAGTTTGGGAGGAGGTATATGAAAGTACCCTCCCAGACTATAGCACGTTTTACGCTCCGGGTGAACCGAATACTGCGCGTGGATCGCTGAAGCCGAAGCTGTAGCGTTCACGAGCCTTAAAGCGCATGTTGCCAGTGTCGAAGTCTGCTTCCATGTTAGTGGACAGAGCAGAACGCTCGAAGTGGACAAAACCACGAGGTGCGTCGGTCATGACGAAGAACGCATCTGGATCAGTCAGGAAGTCGTTAACGGCATAACCGTTTGGCAACATACCCATTGACCGGATGGCGTTAGTGTCGTTGTCCGCTGTGCCAACACGCAAGTTTGAAACCATCAAACGCTCTGCAACGAATTGCAGTTGACGTGGAATGACCAACTTGGTGCCGCGCAGGGCGACCTTCAACCCACGCTCGTCAACGAAACCAGCAATGCTGATCAACGCGTCTTCCAAAGAAGTCTCGTTCAAGTCAGCCGCAGTTGTTGGTTCGTTAGCAAACGTACCACCGTTGGTTAGCGGGTGGTCTGTCGCACAAAGTGCAACACCGTCACCACCAGCAGTTGCACCAGCAGTGAACGCAGTGTTCAACACAGATGCAGCTTTAACCTGCTTGGTGTGAGCCATAGAACGCGCAAGCGCCTTCGTATAGCGTGAACCGAGACGGTCGTAGAGGTTGTCTTCAATCGCTTCTTCCGTTATAGAGAACGCAAGCGCGATTGTTTCGTGGTTATAACGAGCAGTATATGCTTCGTTAGCTTCGTCAAAATTGACGGCAGAACCTTCCGATTTGGTTGGTGCTGCGCCGAACCCACTCAACATCACTTCCTCTTCAAATGCTCTATCTGAAGATTCCGTTGTGTAGATTTCCGCGTGTTGGTTTTCGTACCGAGAGTACTCCATACCAAACAGCGCGTTGAGGCCCGGTTCTAGCTCTTTCGCTAGTTGTGCGCGAGAAATAGCCATTCTTTAGACCTCCTTAAACGCCAGTAGTCGACGGAGTACCAGCAACAATCGCACCGTTGGCGGAGTTGAAGCTGTTATTCAATCGAACAATTACAGGGATACCAGCCGCTGTGAAGTCACTGTTCTCAGGGTCATCTTGGATGCCCATGATGCGCAGTTGCAATGCAGCAGTGGTGGCGATTGTGCTAACACCCAACTTAGCAGATGAAATACCAGAGGCTGTAGTGCCTGAAGTAGCAGCCGCAAAGTTTGCGTTTGCGAACACATGACCCTGCGCAGTTGCTTCGCTAGTCAGTGAAGCGTCTGAGCAGATAACAAATGTCTGCATTGGGTTGTCATACACGAAGGCTTTGACGGGATGATTAGAATCCGCGCCTGACCCGGGCCAGTAGTTTGAGAAAACTTTCTCACCAGTGGTCGACGATACATATTCGCATCCCCAGAACACACCAAGTAAACCTACCGTTCCACCAGCAGCCGCGCCAACAATATCAATAAAGCCTGTTGACAGCGGTATTACGGGTGAACCTTGGTAAATCGCGTTAGTGTTTCCAGAGGCGATACGATACTCGGTCGCACCAGTGGTGTTTGCAGCCTGACCGACTACACCAATCGGACGAAGTCCGAAGGCACCGTTAGTGTTTGCCATAGTAGCAATCCTCTTTCAATTAGTCGGAGTCTCTACGAGAACCTCCGAACGATACACGACTTTGCCGACTATTAGTTATCGGCATCGAAGGATGTTGTTCCTTCATAAGGTCCTGATCTACGGCAGTCATCTGTTCGCGGGTTCTGCCCCCGTAATATTCAGTTCTTTCGTGAGCCGTTTCAACAGGGAGTCGACACAGCATCAATCCGCCTTGACCTATAACGCCCTCATATCGACCATCGTCAATAGTCGGAGCCTCATAGTCTGGATACTCATCTTTCCGGACAGGTTCCCATCCTTCACGCAGCTTGGCATTGACATTCATTTTGTCCTCTTCGCCTCGCATTGCAACTCGTATCCAACGATGCACATACCCATCTGGTGGCGTAGGTGCTTCAAGGTGACTGGGCGGTGCCCATGGTTTTCTGCGCGAGTCTGTGTCCCGCGTTGTAGTCTTGCGTGGTGATCTATTAGCCATATTCTCAATCCTTTACAAACTTTGCGTATTCCTCAAGCGGTACGCCTAGCTTCTTTGCAATCGCAACTTGAGAATGCGTTAGCTTCACCGACCTGCGCCCCTGTTTAGTGCTGCGAGATGCAGAGGAGTTCCCCGAGGCGACAGGTGCTCCACTTCCCGACTTCTTAACCGTTTGAAACTTGTTCGGAAACTCCGAACGAAGACGACGGTCAATTTCAGTATAGTACTCATCGCCGTTCGGGTCAAACCCCTCATCTTCGACAAGTGTTGCATGGATGGCATATGTGGCAGATGTAAGTAATCTATCCGTGCCAAACCATTCGTTTTTCTCTGCCCACGCCACAGCTTTTGGATCCGGTTGCGGAGCCTGCTGTTGTGGGGCTGGTTGTGCTTGCGCAACAGGTTGTCCCGGCTGCAATGGAGGTTGCTGCGGCTGTTTAGCCTCACGTTCAACCCGCGCTTTCGCCTGACGATGACGCTCCATCTCGTTGTTTAAACGAGACAGCTTTTCTTGCGCCTCCAGCATCTTATCGCTGTCACCTCGATCCGCTGCATCCTTGTACTGGATCTTTGCAGAGTTCATCTCGATGTTTAAACGATTGCCGTATTCTTGCACATATCCTCGGTCGAGAAGCCGAAGACGATCCTTCATCTTCTTATTCTCTTCCATTAACTGTGAAGATAGCCGCAAGGCTTCCTGCTTATCGCGCTCTTCTTTGCGATACTTGTCCGTCAGCTTTTTAATTCGCTTTTGAACACCCTTGCTATAGTCGTTTAACTCTTCGCTATCCTCCGCGGCCTCAACCTGCTGCGGTTCAGGCTCTTCCTGAACAGATACCTCTGGTTCAGGAGCCGCCTCTTTTGCAGGCTCTTCCGAAGCGATGTCTTCAATCTCTACTTCAATCTCTTCGGTTTCAGTTTCTTCAGACATGTTTGACATCATCGGGCTCCATTAGGGTTGCAATTACTTCGTCGTCGTTAATAATCCGGACCTCTCCACCCTCGATCTTAAATCGAGAACCTGAGTAGCGACCGATGCAAACCCACTGTCCTTCTTTGCACCACGGCTCGCCAAACTTGTCTTTGTCACCATAGGCCAACGGCCCTAGCTTCAAGACATATGCAACAACCGTAGCTACAGATTCTCTTTCCCGAACTTCGTCAGGTAAGTGAATGCCGCCTTTTGTTTTGAGTTTCCCCTGATAAGGCATTACCAGCATACGCCATCCTGTAGGCTGCGGTAATCTTTCAAGAAGGGGCTTTTCGAGGAGCGAGGGATCTAACACCCGCTCGTCAGCGTTAATGTACGCGCTTTCTAAAGAAGGACCGTCTGACGTGTCAGAGCTTTTTTCCTTATTTATTTTCTGCGCGACGTGATCAGGAAGATATAAGGTCTTCGACATCGTCAGCGTTTCTCTCCAGCAGGGACTTCATTTCTTCTTTAGCAAAAGAGAGTCCCCGTATCTCTCCCACCATCATTTTATAGGTCTCCCAGTCTTTAGCAGACCCGTTGGCTAAAGAGCGAGCAATGTCTTCTTCACGCTCTCTCAACAACCTATACACATATTTTGCGAAGTCGACAACATCCATTATAGGATATCCTTGTATTCCTCTTGTAGGTCAGATGTGATTGGACCACCTTCTACCCACTCGTTGCATGTGTTTTCACTACTACACACAAACTTGAGTAGTTGGCAATAGCCCGTGTCCCCAGACTCGTCTCCAATGCAATCTTGCATATCCTCGGTCTGGTTGTACATTCCACACGTCCCGCAGCTTTCGTCATTGCGAAATGCCGAGCTAGTATTAGGCTCACGATACCCATACTCCTCAACCGCTATCTCACGATTAGCGGCGTTTAGCTCGTCATCTTGCGTTGGGAGCGGACAACTCTTGCCGTCGTCGTCGCTCTCCATTTTATCTACAGGCATCCCATCAGGAAGCACACTGATCATAATCGTAGTCATTAGTAACACTTCCCACGTTTAGGGTTATCACGAACATCCGCAACGCGGACTTCGCCGCCTGATCTAAAGCTACCCTCAAAGTTTTCACGAGTTCCTTTACCGTTTTTACGGGTACTTAACATGGGAGGTAACATGCTATCAGGCACTGGTTTTCCAACAGGCAATTCTTTAGTGCCTAGTTTTTTTGAAATCTTTCTTTTGTACGGAAGTTGGAATAGTTTTTTGTCGCCCATCGAAGTAGGCGTTTTTGGATCCTTGGGCAGCTTCGGAGTCTTCGGCAGCTTCTTCTTAGCTTTCCTGTCTTCACGAACCTCTCCGCCCGTAGCAAACTTCGGTACGGTGTCACCCATACGATTTCTTTCTCCGACACGAACCCCTACCCCAAATTTAGTAGGATCAGTGCCTACGCCCATAGAGCTACCAGACTCTAGTGTGTCCGGAATTTTGCTGCTCTTAAATCCTTTGGGGGATTTAGGATCCTTTTTTATCTTAGGTGTGCTAGGCAGCTTCTTCTTAGCTTTCCTGCCATACTTTGCCGTGTTATTACGGCCCTTCTGCGTGTTATAACGAGAAGTAGGGTTTTTCTTATCGTCGCTCGCAGCTTCGGACACTGCGTCTTCGATGGCCTTCTCAGTAGCTTTAGAAATCATAACAATTATCCTTTTTGAAAGTGGGGCATGTCTACAAACGGTGTGCGGTTCTGCGACACCCGTAACTTAACGTAATCATTGTACGCCTCTAACATCGTACCATCCCAGTCTAGGATGTTGTCGATATGCCAAGCCCCTCCCCATTTAAGTTGCTTAATGCCCATATCCTTAGCCGTTTTCACAATAGCATCGCCAACATCATC